GTCGGCAAGGTACGCTGTCTTTTTAGGTTGCCGATAACGGCTGGCGGTATGTTGTCGGTTGCTGTTAAATAATTTACCGACTTTGATTAAATGAACAAATGTTGAATAACTTAAATAGTGAGCGATGTACAAAAAAGCAAATAAAGAAGGAATAATTAAAGAGGTAGAAAAATGGATTGGAAACCAAGAAAAGTCAGAAACGATATAATTAATAATTTGCCGTTTGGAGCGCAAAAAGAAATTGCCATAAAAAATAAAGTAGGTAAATCATATGTTAATGCCGTGCTTAATGGCAGAAAAAAAGATACTAAGAATATCATCCGAGATGCTGAATTATTGGCGGCAATAAATATCTGGAAAAATAAATACTGCAAATTTGAAAGCGAAATTTAAAGTGTTTGTTTTTAAAAATAAATGTTGTATTTTTGTGTATTATGGGATTACATAAAAATATAGAGACTCCTGAAATATTATGGGATTTATTTTTAGACTTTAAAGAATGGCTAAAAAATAATCCTATACAAAGAAATGAATTTAGTTCAAGAATGGAATCTATTGTATCTATTCCGATGGAGAGACCATTGACGTGGAGTAGGTTTGATTGTTATGTAAATGACTTAGGAATAATAACCGACTTAGAAGATTATAGATTAAATACCGATAGCCGTTACTCTGATTTTAAGGGGGTCATAACGCGCATAAACAAAGAAATGTATTCTGATAAGTTTGAGGGAGCAAGTGCCGGTATTTATAACGCTAATATTATAGCTAAGGATTTGGGTCTTGTTGATAAGCAGCAAACGGAAAATACTAACTACAATCACGACATAGAAATGAGCCCTGAGGAGAGGAATCAGCGTATAAAAGAACTTCAACAAAAGTTAAATGATAAGTGATGCTGAAATTAGGGAGTTGGAAAATTTATTGCATATCCAAAAGGTCGAAGAAGCACGATCCGACCTTTTAACTTTTACAGACCTTACTTTTCAAAAATTCAAAAAAACACAATTTCACGAAACATATTATAATATCTTAAATTACTGGGCATACGGTAAAATCAGAAAACTAATAGTAACCGTACCCCCGCAACATGGTAAATCAGAAGGATCAACAAGGCGACTACCTGCATTTTGCTTTGGAATCAATCCAGATTCAAAAATTGCAATTGCTTCATATAACACCCCGTTCGCACAAAAATTCAACAGAGATGTCCAAAGAATCATAGATAATAAAGAGTATCACGAAATATTCCCAGAAACGACATTAAACAGTTCTAATGTTGTGACAGTTGCATCTAATAGCCTGAGAAATTCAAACGAATTTGAAATAGTAGGCTTTGAAGGCAGCTTAAAAGCGGTTGGCCGTGGTGGTGGAATAACGGGCAATCCAGTCGACAAAATGATAATGGATGATCTGTACAAGGATAGTGCAGAGGGTAACAGCCCAGTTGTTAGGGACGCTGTATGGGAGTGGTACACGGGCGCAGTTACAACTCGGTTACACAATGATAGTCAGCAATTGATAGTATTTACCCGGTGGCACGAGGATGACCTTATCGGAATGATTGAGAAAAAAGAGAAGGTTATCACTATTGAAAAATGGAGCGATATTGAGGATATAGACCCAGACACGTGGGTTAAGATTAATTTTGAAGCTATAAAAACAGGCGACCCGACCGAAATAGACCCCCGGCAAAAGGGCGAACCATTATTCCCACAACGACAAAACATCGAAAAACTGATAAAAGATAGGGCCCAAGATCCACTGAAATTCGAGTGTATGTATCAGGGCAACCCAACCGCTTCCGCTGGTTTATTGTACGGAAAAAATTGGAAAACATACATAACACCCCCCGATAATGTAATTGTCCGTAAAAACTACACAGATACAGCCGATACCGGAGATGACTATTTATGCTCAATTGATTATGATGTGACAGAAGGCGGATTGTGCTACATTATTGATGTCCGATATACGCAAGATTCAATGGAAGTCACAGAACCACTTGTAGCGGGTGGATTATTAAAAAACGGTGTAAGCTATGCAGATATTGAGAGCAATAATGGTGGGCGTGGATTTGCCCGGAAAATAGACGAAATGACGGGTATTAAATGCGCTGTTAGTTGGTTTTACCAGAACACAAATAAAGAAAGTCGAATAATATCGAATGCAGCAAGTGTTATGCAAACAATTGTTTTTCCAGACGACTGGCATATAAGATGGCCTGAGTTTTACGACCACGTTACGATGTTTAAGCGGTCATTTAAAGCAAACAAACATGATGATGCACCGGATGTGTTGACGGGTATATTTGAGCATAGATATGACATAAGTACCGGTCAATATATCCTTAATGCTGATTAATTTGGAATTAATCTAAATAACGTTTAAATTTGAAAAAAAATATAACAGAATGGCCATTCTTGACTTTTTTAAAAATACATCTTTTACGAAAAAGATTAACCGGGCAATATTTGAATATTGGATTTCCAAAGGCACGGCAAATATTATGGATCAGAACTTTGATTCATATATTGAAAACGGGTACAATACTAATGTAGATGTTTACAGCATTATTGGAAGGGTGGATGCGATGCGAAAGCAAGCCCCGCTAACCCTGTTTAAAAGGCTGCCAAATGGCGAAAAAGAGGTAGTACAAGACCATGAACTATTGAAGTTTAGCCGAAAGGTGAACAAGAATCTTAATACTGATGAATTTATTTCTCAGTTCATTATTTATCGTTTATTGTTGGGTAATATGTTTATTTACAGACCAATTATTAAAACAGGTACGGATAAAGGTAAATGTTATGAACTTCACCCTATGCCTGTGAATGAAGTTGAAATACTGGAGGGTGATTGGCTTAATCCAGTATCGGGATATAAGATTGAGGGGACTAACAGTAGATTTGATTTATCGGAAGTCTATCATTCCAAAATGTTTAACCCGAATTATGTGCGAGATCGAAGCCTTTACGGCATGTCGCCACTTCGGGCGGCTGCAAGGATTGTAAGCAAACAGAACGAATCAGAACTAACCCAGCTTAAGCAATTTGAAAATCAGTCACCGCCCTACCTGTTATACAGAGAAGGTAATAAGCAGGAAAGCACACGTATGTCACCCCAGCAGATTAAAGAAGCTGAGGGAGCATTGAAGAAAGCGAGTAAAAGCACTAAGAAAGGATTAGGCTCTGTTTTGCCGGAAAAATACGGTATTATAAAACTTGGTGAAAGTGCCGCAGACCTCAACATTTTAGAAAGCAGCAAAGACGGTCGGAAAGTGTTATGTAATGTTTGGCATTTACCCCCGGCATTGTTCGGGATCGAAAACCCAACCTACAACAACATAGCAACAGCCAGAAAATCGGCATGGACTGACTGTATTATGCCGAATCTAAAAGAGGTAGCCAACGCACTCAATGAATGCACTATTAACAATTATGAGCCATACGCCAATGAAGGGCTATTTTGGGGGTTCGACTATTCACAAATCGAGGAATTACAAGACGAAATGAAAACCCGTGTTGAGTGGATGCGAAAGGCTGGGTATTCACTTAATGAGATTAGAAAGCATACCGGTGCGAAAAAAATTGATAATGCTTTGATGGATGAGCCTATACTATCAACTCAAGATATGTTTTTGTCTGATTTGGATTACACACAAGAAGAAGACGAAAAGAAAGATTTTCGAGACTATTTAGACTGATTCTAAATTACTGATATCTATTGTATTTCGTTTGTTTTTTAAATACATTTGTTTTTATGACAAACATTGAACAAATAACAGCATTAGGACTCACAGACGAAACATTCAAAGCAGCCGTTTATGATTATGTCGCTTTGTTCGATTCGTTTAATATTGATAATTTTATAGAATGGTTAACTGAATAAGCTATGAAAAAATATATTGCATTTATAATTATTATTGAAATATTATCGCTTTTATTATGTGGTGTTATTAACTTAATGTGTTATTTATCAGGGATGCCATTTGGAATAGCGTTATATTGGCAAATACCTTTATGCGTATTTTTATTATCACTAATATCAATAGGACTTGATTATATTACAAAATAAAAAATAAGCTATGGAAGAAGAAAATAAAAATTTACCTTTATTCATTCAATATGCAGGAGTTTTTGCAATTGGATACATGATTTTTGACTTTATATGCATGATATCAGATAAATTATAAGCGAATGAAAGCATCGACACGCAAATTTGAGATAAGATTTAACCGAGAACGCAATAAATTAGAGCGCAAAGGGCTAAGAATGTTCCGGGCAATGTTTAGGGATGTGTATAAGTCTATGATTGATGAATTGTTAATGAATGCCCCGGCACAATGGGCGGACATGGCGGAGAAAGTGGACGGCAAGCGAATACAGCGCACAATGGAACAGTTTTATATCATGTTTGCCCCGATAGCTTTACTGGCAAAAAAACATATCTCAGACGAAAAGGCGGATGAAGACGATATGTTTATAGGACTATTTGAGCGTAAATTGATGGAATTTCTATCGACTGAGGGGGGTAAAGGGATTACATCTATTATAAACACCACAAAAAATGATTTTCAAAAGGTCATTACCAGCTTATTAACCGAGGCAGAGGCGGAAGGATTTGGAGTTGAGAAATTAAAGCGCAGGATTGTAAAAGATTTGGGAGATAATTTACGTGGTAACGCCTATGCTCGTGCCCGGGCAATTGCCCAAACAGAAATGATAGGGGCAAGCAATTATGCGGCAACCGTGGCAGCCGATTCATCAGGATATGAGACCCGGAAATTTTGGAGTACCTCCGGATTAAGCGGGGTTCGTGACAGCCACCGACAAGCCGAAAGGTATAGCGATAATTTGAACGGATTAAAAAAAGGTGAGACATTTCCGAATGGATTAAAATACCCAGGCGATCGATCAGGAGAACCAAAAGAGTATATTAATTGCAGATGTAGTATTTTGCACGAACGAATAATTTAATAATGCCCGCTTCGCTTCTCGTTAGATCAGCGCACCTAATCGGGCTTTCGATATAAGCATTAACTTTTTGGCTCAACTAAAAGTGACGTTCTATTAAACAAGAATCAGGCAACACCCTCGTAAGATCGTATCGAGGGTGTTTTTTTATGCCTAAGCTTCTTATTTAGAACGAATCTAATTATTATTTGGAATTAATCTAAATAAGACTTAAATTTGGCATAAAATGAAATCGTTATGAGCGAACAATTGAAGTTTAAGAACTTTCAAATAGCCGAGACTAAAGCCTCTGATGATGGGGGCATGATTATAAAAGGTTACGGAGCTTTTTTTGATAATATTGACAGTTATGGAGATGTAATCAAAAGAGGTGCATTTGCCGAAACTATTGAACAGCGCAAAGGTCGTATAGCTTTCTGCTACCAGCATGATATCTGGAATCCAATTGGAAAAATCAAAGAAATATCCGAAGATGATAAGGGGCTTTATATTGAAGTCAAATTGAGTGCAGCGGAAAAAGATATACAGACAAAAGTAAAAGAAGGCATATTACAAGAAATGTCAATAGGCTACCGTACAATGTCATCTGAAAAAGAAGTTCTAGGTGAGATTGAAGTTAATGCACTGACTAAGATTATGCTGTTTGAAATATCACTTGTAACGATAGCAGCTAACCCACTTGCACGGGTGGAAGGTATGAAATCAGAACAGCAAAAAGATTACATCAAATCAGAATTTGACCGACTTCTTGCAATTGTGAGAAATGAAAATATTAAATACGAAATTGATAAACTCAAATCAATAGTTCTTTCCGTTCAGGTTGAAACACGCCGCAATGATCCGCCGAAAGAAAAAAGCGAAAAAATTATTGTTAAACCATTTAAATTAGGTTAGAATGGAATTTGAAATTAAAGGATTAGAAAAAGAAGCCGCCGAAAGCTTGCAAAAAGCATTAGGCGAATTGACCGAAGATATGCAAAAAGAAGTAAAAAGCATATTGGAAGGTTATGCCGGAAAAGAAGCAGTCGAAGAGCTGAAAAGCTTAATCGAAAAGCAAGATACATCGAAGCAAGTTGAAGAGTTGAAAAGCCAACTTAACGAGCTTGATGGTGAATTGCAGAAAGCTCAAAAGGCATTTTCGCCCGATAGTAAAGAGGCTCAGACCTTAGAAGAAGGATTGAAAAATCTTATGGCTTCCGAGGATTTTAAATCGGCAAAAAAATCTGGATTTAGAGACGGTAACACGTTTGAGATCAAAGCCGATACTGGAGACATTACCGGAACGGTAAACATGACCCGTCAAAATTTGTCGGTTAAGTTCGATCCGGAAAGGGCTTTGGCTTTCTTGCCGTATTTAAATACCGGAACGTTGGGGCAAAATCAAAACGAGATCCTTTGGATGGAAGGGACTTACACGTCAAATGTGGGTTACGTGTCTGAGGGAACAGGACAAGCCACAGGCGATGCCGGAACAGCAACCGAGAAAACCCGTAAAATGTCGAAAATATCGGCTAAATTGTTACTCACCGCCGAAATGCTGGAAGATGCAAATTATATCGCATCTGCATTCCGCATGAAAATGCAGGAAAAATATATGCTTTGGCTTGATGGTGAAGTTTATGATGGCGACGGTTCGGACGGCGTGAACCCACAACACATTTACGGAATCCAAGGACAGGCAACCGCCTTCGATGCGGCCACATCAGGTAGTGCCGGAACGGTAGCAGATGCAAACATCGGTGATTTGGTTGATAGTGTTCTTTTACAGGCACGCCAAGCCGAGCAGAATGGCATCAACCGCATATGGATGAACCCTCTGGACTTCTTTAAATTGCGCACAACCAAAGATAAGGACGGCAACCGTATCTTTATTAAGGACGTGAACGGCAATTACACTATTGCAGGCTTGCCAATCACAACAACTTCTAAGGTCGCAGCTAATACAATGTTAGCGGCTGATACTTCTAAGGTTCAATTGTGGTGGAAACGTAATCCAGAAGTTAAGTTTACCCAAGTGGTTGGAACTGACATGGAAGACGATGTTTATCGTGTAATCATGTTTATGAGAAATCAACTTGTAGTAGAAGGCCCCGACAAAACAGCACTTATTTATGTAAGTGATATTGAAGCAGCGATCACAGCGATAGAATCAGTAGCAGCATAATTAATAGGGGGTTAACTGCCCCCTTTAAAATAAAAAAGTGATGAAAAAATTAATATCAATATTATTTTTAGTTACAATCGGTTTTTTCGCAGTAGCACAAGGTGGTACGGATAAGCTCGATTTGGGAAATACGTTCATTGATTGGACATTAACGGATGCCGACACCGTGAGCGGCACAAGTGCAGCGACTTACGTGTTGACTGTAAATAAGCACCAACCAACAACACAAGATGTATTGGTAGTTCTTGATAGCATAGACGCCCCCGGCGTAACCGTTCAATTTAAAGGCAAAAAGTTTTCAGAAAGTTCCTATACAAATATAGGGAGTGCCGTTGAGTGGGCTGGTACAAGTGCCGATACGACAATAGAAATATCGAACAGTACCGCAAACCGGTATAGATATTTAGGATTGACAGTAACAGCAACAACCGGGAAGGCACAGGTTGCTACCTTAAAAGAAAAGGTGTACATAGAATAGGTTACATGGTGTTTAAGGGTGGTTCGATTCCACCCTGACCACAACAAAAGTTTATTGTTATGAAAAAATATATCGTTAAAAAAGAGTATGCCGGAATTA